AGACATTATGCCAGTGGATGCCGCGATTACGTCTAGGCTTTGTTTTGTTTCTTCGGCTAACATGGTAATTCCTTCAAATAGCGGCAATAATAAATGCCAAAAGTTCATTATAGCGAACAGCGTATGTAGTTTCTACAACACCATCAACTTCTGTTTCTTCTCTGATAAATAGCCCATAATCACTCGCATCTAAACCGCCATCAGAAAATGCTTTTTGTAAATCTTGAGCCATGATTCCAAAATGCCATCGAGCATCATTGCCCTTTTCTTGAACGGCTGTTTTCCATTTATACTTTCTAAGCAACCCCTTACAGGCTAAAGCTACATTATTTTCAGCTACACTCAGTTCTTCTATGTTTTGTTTTTTTGTTTTATCTGATGTAGATACTGTGCCATCTTGTGAATATATATCCACAAATGGAATGCCAGCCGCACCTAATTGGGCATTATAATTATTAATTCCTTGTTCATCACAAGGGAGAATAAAACTTGTGCCGTAGGCAGATGTAAAATGCAATCCAACATTAACTGCGCCAATAAACAAGCTACTGGCAGGAATGTTAGTTCGCATCCCAATACCGCCTGTTCTATCCCAAGTTCCACCACTAGTAGAGTCTCTAAACTGTATAAACTGCCCTGCATTGGGTCTGTTTGTAGTTGCTAACCTTAATAAACCTCTGCTTATGTCATTATAAACACCATCTGTTTGACCTTCTGCCTTGTCTAATTCGATGTAAAGCGTGCCTTGTTCGATTCTCTGATTGCCGCTTGTTCCAATAGAATCACTTGTGACATTTATTCCAGTGTCTGTGCTAGTGACATTTATAGATGTTGTGTTACCTGATACAGATACAGATGTTGCAGATGGCTGAACAGTAAGGGTCGCTGTGTTATCAGACACCGCAACACTAGTGGTGTTTTCTGTAACTTCTACAGTTACATCACCTGTCGCTGTGACAGTCGTTACGTTTTCAGTAACTGAAACACCCACTATCTTGTCACCTCTCTAGTGACCTTCGCCTTTCCTTGTAGGATTCGGTCTACTGTTGCATCGTTAGCAGTGTATACTTCGACATCGTAAAAATAGTTTCCTTCTGGCAGTACAGTAGAGGCATCATCAGCAACTACATCATTCGCCATCTTCATCACTAGTGTTCCAGTGCTGTCGTAACTGCTGTCGCTAAAATCAAAAGCCCAATAACGGCTTGAATCTTTAGACTCGCGCAAATGCCCTCTGGCTAAATGCCCATCTAAATTTCTAGGTGCATCACCATCTTTAATAACCAAAGTCAGTTTAAAGTCTGAACCTTGGTCTATCGTTATATCGTAGTTTCCTGCTGACATTGTATTGCCTCTATTCTGGGTCTATAACTAAATTAATTTTGTATTCTGAATCGCTTGTTGCTACTCCGTAAAAGTATAACAGCAAATCAGCATTGTTTGCCTGTGCAGTTTGCACCTCTGCCATAGCAGTTTCAGCATCTTCTTTTGTGCTGTGTCTGCTCACCTCTATATATTCGTGATACGGCTCAGCAGTTATCTTTTGTTCATATCCTATAACTATCATGATTCGTGTTGCTCCCCTGTCATTCTTGATTCAACATTAACAACACCATCTTGAGTTGTAATAGTGTCACCACTGAAAAAGTGTCTAGCCCTTATTCTGCATTTCAAATTAATACGTTCAATGCCTAAGTAAGCATCTGCCCTCATATTAAAATAACTAGTATATGGGTTAGTCCTAAAACTCATTATTCTTTGAGTAACGACAGCCCAAGTGCCACCAGATGCACTACCGAAAGGGTGGTGGTAAATCTGTGTCGGGGTTGAAGTAGATACGACAGCACCGCCACTTGTTGAAATATCAGCATAAGTTTTATTGATTAATTTTTTTAGACTAAAGTTATCAAAAGAATGTTGGTCACCATCGGTTGTAGATGTAACCTCGCCCATCACGTAAACAGTCGTAGTGCCTGATGGGATTGTGATTATTTTTTTATCTGTAGCACTACTAGAACTGCTGTAATCAACTGAAGAATAAATAGCATCTTCAATGTCTGTGCTTGTAGAAATGTGTAATTTTCCAGATGCAGTGCTGTAGCTACTGTTATTCGCACTGAACAGATAACGTTGACCTGCTTCAACTGTTACTGCTTGGTAAAAATACGCTCTGTCTGAATTGTCATCTTGTTCAATCAAAGCTAGTGAACCAAACTGGTTAACCAGTGAGCCACCAACAGCAGTCCAATTAGTAGGCAAAGAACCACTAAAAGTACCATTTACTACGAGTTCAGCTTGTTCTTCATTTTCCACATAGTGCAAGTTTTTATAGGTTCTATAGGTAGATAATCCCCCAACCTGCCCTACACCAAATCTATTCAAAACCTGACCTTCAATCCATACTCTCTGTAAGCCCGAAAGAAAACTATCGTGAGTTGCAATACCTATGCCTCTGAAAGATGGTGTATCAGTAGGCACTTGCACTTCAATATATAAGTAAATCGTACTACCAATTTCAGTTGTTGTTCCTGTGATTAATAACCCATACCAATCAACCGATATATGTCGACCTTTAACTAGGTCTAATTCAGTAGAAGGAATCTCAAACTCATGCAAAGTAACGTAAGTATTGAAGCCGATTGATTGAGCATCAAAATAGTTGTAGTAGCTTTCTTGGGTAGCACCAGTAAACTTGTTAGCAGTCAACGAGTTGGTTTTGATTTGGTCAGCAGTCAATGTGCCATCAATGACCATGTTTCCTGATATGTGTTTATCTCTTTCAATAAAAGGCATTTTATGTATCCATCTGCATTGCTACAAAACAAGTAAGTTCTTCTGTGTGCGTTTGATTATCCCATGATGCTGTTATTTCAATTGTGCCATTTTCGTAATAAACTGGATGGTCATAGCTTAGGCTTGCGGCTGGTCTTGCATCAGCAACAGTTGGTGTAAGTGTAAGCCTAACCCTTGCTTGACTACCCGAAGCATTATTATCAAACATCTCTGTTATAGATAAATTTGAAAAAGTCGTGACACTTGGGTCAGAAGAAGCAAAACTACCAGACTTGACGGCAACAGACCAAGTGACATCTTCAAAGGCTACAGTAGCAGTTACCAATGATGTAAAAACAGAATCGACATTTTCACTTCTATACGGAAAATTGCCAAAACTACTAATAGCTGTGTATCCAGTAATATCACTAAATCTAAATACAGGTTGGAAAACATACGTTCTTGAATCCACTATTTGTTCCGTAACTTCATCAATTTGCAGGACTGTTAGTTGGTCGCCTGGTTGTGCAGTTTTACCAAAATATCTTTGAAAATCAATTTCAGTCATTTCCGCAACAGTGTTGCCAGAGGTATAGCTGTAAGTGCCGCCACCTACATCTGTACTACGACCAGTTCTGTGTGTTTCTGTATATGCAATACTTGGATATTGATATCTATAAGCTATTATTTCTATTTCATATTCTGTATTTTGTTCCAAATCTTTTATATCAACAAAATTTTCATACGGAAGACGAGTGATAACGGTACTGCCTCGACCATTCGCATATGCTGTTACATGGTATCTAGTATGTTCATCGGCAAAAGCATCCCAAGAAACCCTGAACCCCACGAGCGGCAAAAGATAACCAACATCATCAAAACCTCTAAAATGAACTGGCAAAACCCTCATAGCAGTAACAGGGGGAGAATAATTTGGGTCATAAAGTTGGATTGTATTGCCAGAATCATAAGCATCTGCATAACTGCTTTGCCAATCAAATATAGACTCTTGCGTTTCTCTACCTTCAATGTCAACAACAATTCCATTTTCTATGTCAGGTTTTATAGACAACCTTGTAATTTCAAATTCTTTTTCGACAATACCAAATTTAGTATTACTTACCTTAATATTATCACCAACTCTATACTGCAGACCTTTCATGTTTAACTGCATCTTTAGAGTATCTTGCATTCGGGAACGCAATAAAGTTAATCTTGCTAATCTCTGGGCGGCTTCTACATCAGTAGTCATGTTTAATTTCATTTCAAGTTCTAAAACTTCTCCATCATCAGCAACATACTGACTGACTTTTTTTGTGGGAAATTCAGACATTTGGAAATTATCTAATGCAGACATAAAAGTTCCGCGCACTTGATTATAAGTATCACGTTTACTTTGTTTTGTTCTTATCGTAAAACTACCGAGCATCATATCTTCATCAACTACTACGCTATGCGGAGTTTTATAAGCATAGGCATCGATAAAAAATTGACCGCCAGAAAAAGTAATTTTTCCATTCATGCTAGAAAGTATAGATGCGACATTATTTCTCAGGCTTGAGGCAGTATCTATAATGCCATCGCAAGTGTATCGTTTTTGTGTGCCATCTGCAGTAGTTACATTCTCATCGCATATATCAAGTGCGATTTCTAAAGCAGGGTAATTTATATCATCATGCGATATATTTGCGCCATATTCACTGTCAGTTAGATAATCAAGAATAACTAGTGCTGAGTTGTTTGAATATTCCCAAGTTGATGGGTTATCAGGTCGGTGACTGCCAGAACCACCAATAGAAGATGTGCTATCTTTTCTAGGGTCGTATAATTTACGCCCTTTTATTCGAGCAGTTACATTAGGCTGGCCAATGTAAGGATGCCCTTCCTCTAAATCAAATCTAGTGTATGCGTAACAGATATCTAACAATCTATGGCTTGATGTCCATTGGCTAGGCAATTCTTTACCAGTTGCAGTTGAGCCTGTTACAGCAGTTTGGCTGTCAGTACCTGTCCTAGTTTTAATATAAGTAAATTTAGATGTGGTTGATGGGCTACTGCCGTTGCTCCATTCATCATAATATTTAGGCGTGCCAGAATCTAGCTTCATTACCATCTTGTCGCCATACCAAATTTCTTCTATGCTTTCGCATTCACCAACAGCGAAACAAGTCATTTGGTGTAGGTATTCATCGCTTCCGCCACTATTAGCTAAATAAACAATAGTGCCACCAGTTCGACATTCTCCATACGCTATTTTTCTTGATGCTGTCGGGTCACGACCAGTCACTGTTCTGCCACTCATAGTGTCAGCTTGTGCATCCTCAATAATGCCTTCCATTACATAATCGAAAACAGCACCCGCCGCCGCTCCTGCTACAGCCCCAATAACTATGCTAGAAATGCCTGCGGCTAAAACACCTGCCGCGCCTGCACCAAATCCAATTAATGCTCCAGTTAATGCCATTTATTTACCTATATATTTCTGGTAGAGTCTTTCGGTGCATTTGTAATTCATTCTTTCCATCAATTTATCAAATGGTGCATGAACCTTAGTGTTAATTGCTAAGACAGAAACGTTAAGTTTTTTTAATTCTTTTTCAACAAATGCAATTAATTTATAGCCTGTCAATCCTGCTCTTTTATCTGGTTTAACGTATAACACATCGCAAGCCGCCATTACATGGTCTGCGTAATGTAAGCCCATAGCCATTACTACACAGAAATAGCCGACAAGTTCAGTGCCATCTCTAACAGTATAAAGTTTTAATATTCCAGCATCTTCTAAAAGTTTATATTGATTCCAGTCAGGATTAAGTTTTATTTTGTCTTTATTTAATGCTATTTGTTCCCAGTGCAACTTAATTATTGGTTCAAGTTCACTTTTTATATCGATTACATTTTCTAATGCAAAATCCATCTATTCTCCCCATTTTACTTCTGCTTCAGCAATTGTGTTTACGAATTGTAAACCTTCATCGAAATTATGTTTTTTGATTTGTTCAGCCCATGTATATCTGCTTACTTTGCTTTTGCTAAATCTCACGAGGCTATTTTCAGCAGTTAAAGTAGCAACTGCAGTATCGCCAGATTGAGTATAAACAATGTAGTCATTATAACCTTGAAAGTATGTTGTAGACCCGACTACTGCGCCATTTTCATCCATTGCACCTAAAAGCACTACACATTCTCTGCCTTGATAATCTTCATCTCTAGCACTTTGCACTACTTGTGAGTCTATTCCGTTTAGAGATAACCTTAAACCAGAAACACCTAAATCACTGTTTTCGTCTACTGATTCAATACCCAATAAAGCACCTGCTCCGACATAAGTATGACCATCATAGGTTATATCTGAGCCTAATGTGCTAAGCTTTAAAATGTTATTGTCAGCAAAATTTATGCGTACAAAAAATACTGGTTTCAATGAATCTGATGTAAATTCAGTTAAAAGATTTGCGCTTAAATCACGTGCCATTTTATATTTCCTCTACGCAAGAAAATGTAAAGCTGTAATGCCCACTCTTGCTAACATCCCATTCTGTTTGGTTGCTTGCCAATCTCCATAAACCTACAGGTTCTGTTGCTTCAATTAATTGCCCTTGTACTGCCGATATTCTCAATGAGGGCATAATA